CTACCGAAAAAGTAGTGCATTCTGCAATTGTATTCAATGTTTGTGTGCCTGTTTCACCGATTTTGAATTGATTTTCATAACAGGGATATACTCCCGCAAACGGTGTTTGGTCTGGCATAATTAATCCGTCCTTTCGTAATAAACATCAAACTCTATTACACGTTCAAAAACTCCGTTGTCATCCGTTCCAACATCTACAGGTTCGGATTGCAGCAATAAGACAAAATAAACGTGTGTATTATTTAGCTCTAATGATGTAACCGCCCTGAGCTGCCGATACAGCTCATAGGCGGTTCTTTCTGTTTCATTTGCGTTTTTATTCCAATGGATAAGTATAGATATCGGCTTTATCTCATAACATGACGGCTGCCCGATTGCCATTATTGGCGGCGCTGGATTTTTTCTTTGATAAACTCCGATTGACCTGTCTTTTTTGCCATCTAATTTGCCGATATAGTAACAATCTGCCGTGATTAGCGTTTTAAGCCAATCTCTGATATCTGACAAGTAAATCATTTTATGCACCTCGCAGCAGCCTTTTATACAGCCTTTTGAATGTTTCCGGGCAGAAGTCTTTATGTTCTCCGTCAATCCAAGGTTTTAGCCACAAGCCTCCTGCATTGCTGTTGCCGCCATGGCTTTTGCCTGCTTTGTCAAACCACTCACCACGATGAAAGTTATACTCCGGATGAAAGTAAAGCCGCCTTGCATAAGGTGTACTTGAAACAAGCGAAACCTTTCCCATGTCTATTTGGCTTGTATAAACAAATGTACTTTCATTCTGTAAACAGCCTGTATCTCTTGGCATAACCTCAGCCTGTACGACTTCGGTATGAAGTGCCTCAGCTGTCTGTACAAGAGCTTGCTTTGCAAGATCACAAAGCTGATTTACCGCTGTTGTATTTATTGTTATTCTTGATGATACCTGCATTTATATCAAATCCAATCGTGTGTAATTAACAGTTCCATCCGGATTACGTGCTTTTTCGCCTTGGAAAATTCTCCTCTTAACCCCGTAAACCTCAACTTCACCATTTGACAGGGTAGGCAATTCAGGTGCAATATCTCCCACAAAATACGCCTGTGCAGACAGCTGTACAAGCTGTTTGTCGGCTGTTATAACGGTTTTTGCCTTGTCCTGATAATTGCACATTAGATTAAGAACAACGTCCGTGAGCGGCTCTCCGTCCTCGGAAACACCCTCTTTGAAAACAGTTACCGTTATAGGAGTTTTGCAGACAGATTTCAGCACCAAACAAGGATATTTCATATTATCGAACTCCTTTATAACACAATCCTGTTTGCATAAGCAAATTATATGTATCACGTCTGATTGCAATACCGTTTATTACTGCAATGTTCCAACTGCTTCCAAACTGCATTGATACACCGTTAATCGAGTAGCTCTGCAAAACACTGTTGATCATATCCGCATTATCATACTCAAAATTTGCCATATCAAAGCATACCTTTTTGATAATTTCCTGCTGAAACACACTGAGGTTGTCAAAGCCTGTTCCGACAATTCTGTTAAAGGTCAGGCTGTCAATATGACGACTTGCATTGTTAATATAAAGCTCTGCTTCGGCAGAGGGAATTTCTCCTCCTAAAGACGAATATTCCTCTGCCGTCAGGTAAGATATTAACATTTTAAATCACCTTAGCCCGTGTATTCTGTTGTGTCCACATCAACATATACGCTGTCGATATTGCCGTCCTTACCGTTGGGGAAAGTGAACACATCGGATAATGCGCGGTTCTGATAAAGCCAGCCGTCACCCTTTGTATGCGAACCGGGGGCAAAGTAATAAATGCTTGAGATTTTAGGAACAGCTTTTGTTGTTTCTGGTGTTGCAATCAAAACATTGATTTTACGTGAACCGGGAGTTGTTTTTTCGTAGTAAGTTGCAATATTGCTTACGTTGGGAGAAGCAACAGCCGTATAAGTATACGCTCCCTCGGAACCTGAACGAGTGTAATAAGTTTTTCCGGTAACAAGTGCTGCGTCTGTAGTTTTGGCATAAACAGCAGCAGCCGGTTCAAAACCACCGTCCTCAGGATCAAAATTAAAACGGTCATAAAAGCGTTCATCGTCAATTACTTCCATGAGCGGCACACCGTCAATGTCAGTAATTCTCGTCTGAATACCAAGACCGCCCTCTGCAATCTGCGTCATTTCGATTTTGCGGGTAAACTCGGTTGACTGCTCAAGCAAATCCATTACAAGCGACGATACGTACATAATCAGTGACCCGTTAGCTTTGTATCTGCGGAGTTTTCCCGAATTGAGGAATGTTTTAAGATTGCGGAAAACATTTGCATTGGTGTAAGCTAAAGAAGGAGTAATTGAACTGTATCCCTGCGCAGCCTGTGCGGTCTGAGCGACCTTTGAGAAAAACAAAGCGTCTATTTCGGGTGAAGCCTGAGTTTTTTCAAATGTCATCGAAACATTCTGAATGCTTGCAGTAGAGTTTGTTTCATCAACATTTGCCTTATCAATCAAAAATTCAATGTCACGGTCATGTGTCAGAGTAAACGGTACGTCTGTCTGAGTATAGCTGCCTGAGTTCCAGCCACCGTTTCTGCTGTGCGGCTTGTATCCGGATGTAGACATCTGTGTAAAGTGGAAAGTTTTTGCATCTAAGAATTTAACATTCTGAGTGATGAACGGACTGGTCAAGGTTTCCTGAATTAGAATATCAAGAAGTTCCTTTTCCCATACTTCTGCATAGTTAAGATTTGGCATAATTCATTTCTCCTTTTTTATTAGTTAAACTTATTCCAACGCTTCTGAACAGTCGGCTTTTCGGTGCTTCGGCTGTTTGATAATCCGCTTGAAGTTCCTCCTCCGACACGAAAGCCGGTTTTAGATTGTTCCTTGCTTTGGGATTTCCATTCGGGATACTTTTTTGCAATTTCCTGCAATGCTTTTTTGATATCCAAGTTATCACGCTTTGCCAAACTTTCAGCGAGAATAACAGCATCCTCAATCACATCAGTTTTGAAGCCTGTTTTCATTGCTTCAAGCTGAGTTTTTAAGCGGAAATTTTCCTCTCGGAGCTTATTTTCTTCGGACGGTTCGGAGGATATATCCTCGGGTTCGTTTTCATTGCTTGTATTGCCGTCAGAATTGCCCTCAGGCGGCTTTTTTTGTTCATCGGGTATAGTTTTACCTTTTGGTGTTTCCTTACTGTCAGCGGCTTGTTTGGGCGGTTTATCCTCCGGTTTTGCAGCATTGTTAGGCTCTGCATTCTCTTCGGTGGTTTCGTCTTCGGGTTTCTTCTTTTCGTCTGCCATTTGGTTTACCTCACTTTCGTTAATTTTGGGTATGAAAAAAGCACCTTTTCAGGGTGCTTAATCGTCATATTTTTCGTATTCATAATCGCTTGGTTTACTTCGTTCTTCTTCAACATACTTCATATATTTTTGAAACTGTTTTCGAGTAGGTCTGCCATAAATCCTATCTAATGCAAGACCCGATGTTCTCAGCTGGTCTGCTTCAAAAAACAAGTAATCAAAAGCTTTAAGAATTACTTTGTCAGTTTCTTCTTTTGAAGCTTTTTTCCAATGTCTGCCATTTTCGTCCCATGCAACAAGAATTTCACCGTTTAGAGCGTGTTTAATTTCGTCTTTTTCGTAGTTAAAAGCACGTCCAAATGTTGTAAAGCTATATTTGCCCATGTTTCCACCTCTTTTTAATCGCTGTCGGGTTTATTATAATAACATCTTCCGTTATAGAACGCCCCGCATTCACTCTGCTTGCATTCCATGTATTTATAAAACGTTCTTGTGACTGTTGCTCCTTCTGTAAGAACTTGGTCATCATCGGGATTTTGTTTCCACTCCTGAAATTGTGTTTCACTGCGAAGATTGTAAGGGCAAATCAATAGAAATCACCTTTTTTTCGGGTATTTAATTATTTATTACTTGTGCCGAGAACGTTTCTTTCTATTCTGTCCTCAACTCTGCGATTCAGCCACATAAGAGCTTCTTCAATGTGCGTAAGTGCAATTGCATTTTCTCTTGTAGCAAATTCGCCGCTCTGAAATCCTTTCAAACGGTCACGGACAATTTCAAGCAAATCTGTATCAAGCACACCTAAAACTGACCCCCATTCTTTTCTCTCTCCATTCTGGAACTGAATAACAACATCAACATGCTGTTCAGGATTTTTCTCGTTTGGTTCGCTTATTACCTTGTATCTGTGGTTTGCCCCACCATTGCCTTTTTTATCTATAGCGTAAACCGTGTTAAGCTTTTCTCTTTTTTGAATTGTGTTGAGTTCTCTCACTATATCAAATCCTTTCTATTTTCGGGTATGAAAATACCGCTCTCGGCTGAGGGCGGTTTACATTAAATTTCTTCAAGTTGTCTTATTGGTATATCCTCACCATTTTGATTTAACCACTCTGCGGCTTCAAAGCAGTTATTAAATTGGTGATATTTTTTCCAAACATCTAAATCTTTTCCTGATTTCATAATTTCCAATGGAGGGATAAAAGCTATGTCATTTTTTGCATTGGCGAAAAAAACCCAACTATCTTTTAATTCGGTACAACTTGTAATAATAAAACCCTCATAAACATCTTTTGCATATTCATAAGCCTGTTTTACATTAATACTCATTTTATTTCGCCCCTTTCACACAATCTTTTATCAATGAGCTAAGATGAAGATTATCTATTCTACAAAATTGTGTTTTATCAACTAAGTTCATTTGGAAATACTTTTCTGCGTTTGTTGAATTGTTTTGAGGATCTATAAATATAGTTTTTCCCGCAATCTGTTCAGCCGCAAAAATGTGACTTCCTTTATCTGTAACTATTGCAATTTCTACTCTCGCTCCATCACCGCATTGTTGCAAAAAGTCTATAATCTCTCTTTCGCCCGTACCTTCACAAGTTATCCAATTAGCACCAACAAATACTTTTTTATAATCATAAAGTCCAACATTATCATCAAGCGGATTGCTTGGTGAACAAAGTGCAACTACCGCATATCCTCTTCTTCGCATTTCATAAGCAGGAACACAGCGTTGACAATTATCAGTATATCCGTTTGGATTTGTTGCTTTTAATGCTTGCTCCATACTTTCAATATTCTGTGTTTTGGGCAAAGATGAAAAATATTCTGTTGAAACAGGCTTATATTTTTCAGGAGTAACAGCGGCTTTTAATTTAGCCTTTAATCCTGATAATTTATTTCCTATTCCTGAATAACATCTTACTGGTTCTATTATACCACTTTCCATAGGAATTGCAACAGCTTTTTCAAAATTTGATATACTTTCGCTGACTTTTTCAAGTTTATCTTCCCACTCGCTTTTTCTTGCTGAATATCGTCTTTGATTATCTTCATCAAGAGAATATTTTGACAGCCTGTCATATTTATTTGCTTGATATTCACAGTAATTTTTCTGTTGTTCGGCATCGTAAAGCTGTTCATTAATTCTTTGTTCCTGAGGTGTGATTTGATTTTCCGAGGTAGGTACGGTTGAATCGAACCTCTTTTCCTCTGCGGAATACTCGGGTCCTTTGGTGAGGTTATCCTGTGCCACCTCATCTTCTTCATTTTCTGTTTTGGGAGTTTCTTCTTTTGGTTCTTCCTCTGTATGCTCCTGCTCTGTCTGTGGCTGTTCTTTATCCTCTGTTTCGTCCTCTTCATCAAGAATATCTCCAAAATACGTTGAATGACTGTCCTGACAGTTCGGGTGATACAACCCTCTTTTTATGCATTCGGACATCAGCAAATAACCGCCTTTTTCGGCTTCCTCTGCCGTTCCTCCGCTCCACACATCATCAACAATTACTTTTCCGACAAAGGGGGAACATTTAGGACAGGCATTAACTCGTTTGTTAAGAATAACTGTATGTATACCCCACTGTTTACGCATTTCACCCTCTCCTTGGAGATAAGCTCGCTTGTTTGCCGTTCGTATTGCCATTTCTGCATAAGACTTGATATTTACACGTCTGCCGTTTTTGTACTCAATGCAGTTTATTCCTGCCGAAAGAAAATCCTTTGTTGCCATGTCAACAGCTTTTTCATAAGTTCCTGCCCCTGTGTTTGCGTACACCTGAGCATTGAAAATAATCTTTCGGTACTTATCATCTGTCATTCGCAAAACTGCATGTTCTGCTTTCTGCATATCGTTTTTAGTGGCTTTAATAAGCGTATCTAATTTACGGTTATTTGTCTTGAAAAATTCTCCTTGAATTACTCCTGTGTTTGTATGTGAAACTGGTGTCGGTGTAAGTCCTTTTTTGATCGCCTGCAATATTTTCTGCTCCTGAGCTGTTGAGGAGTCATTGTAAGTTTTTGTTAACATATTGTCAATCTTATCATTGATTGATGAAAATTTAGCTCCGAACTTTTGAGCCGCTTTTCTCTTGTATTCTTCAAGCGCCTGTATTTGCTCAGCCTGCCACTGCGTCCACTGGATCCCCTCGGTGATCTCTTCTACTTGGTGTCTTTTCAGGTTGCGTATCATTGAAGAAATAAGCTCGTCCTCAATCTTTTCAAATGCTGCTCCAATGTCATAATCAGCCATTTGTTACACCTCTGAGAATATCGGTTCGGATAAGCTTTCAACTCCCTTTTCCGACTTGATACGCTCTACTTCTGCAGCTTTCCATTCATCGTCTTTGGAACTGCCCCAAAGCTCCTCAACCTGAGTTTCAACCGACATAATGCCGTAACTTGAAGCTTTGCCTATGGTTTCAATTCTGCTGTCAAAATCAGGCGCTCCGTATTCTCCAAAAGAAACAGAAATTTCATATTCTCCCGGTTTTCCGTTTTGCATGATATCATACGTTTTAAGAACTGCCTTAATAAGTTCGGGCAATGCCTTTTCAAGAGCCGCTGTAATTGTATTTCGGGTATTTCCGGTAACGTCCTTTTTCTCTCTCTGAGCTTCTGCCGATGACATTTTTCCGACATCAATTCCAAGTGTTGCCGGAGATACAAGCCCCTGCAAACACATCAAAAGTGCATTTGTGTATGAACTAAAAAAAGCGTCATACTTGATATCAGGCTGTACAACTTCTATTTTTTGATTATCAACTCCCTCTGCCATTGGCGGAGCTATTGAAATATAATCATTCCCAAATCTGTCGGGATTTACAAATGTTCCGTTTTCGGGATTTCTGGGAATAAAGCTTTCGGGAATATACTGTTTTACTCTGCCCATTCTGAGAGCGTCCCACCACTGAGAAATTACTTCGTCAAGCGCGTCAAAACAATCTGATCTGCCGCCGCTGAAAATAGATTTTCCTCTGCCTTCAAATTTTTTTGATACGAAAAATTTTAGCGGAACAGCCATTATATAATCTCCGTCAAACTCCGATACAGGCTCAATTCCTTTAAGCTGTTCAATAGTATCTATCGGGAATTCTTTACCGTTTTCATCGTAGAGAGTACTTATAATTCTGTTCTTTTCATAGCGTTCATTAAATACAAAATGCTTATTATTAACAGTATAATGTGTTTTAAAAACAACCCCTGTAATAATTCCTCTCGATTGTTCAAATTCCACATTATTAGCACCGACAAATTCAACAATCGGATAAGGGGATACTTCGGTATCAACAGATATTTTAAATGCGCCGTCACCGCAAACAAGTGTATCCACAATAGCATTGTTGACAAGATTTTTAAAATCAATTTTTTCTTCTATAATCTCCCAAAAATCGCTGTCAACATCAATCGTATCCAAGTCGGAACTTACAAGATAAGCAAGCGTATCGGCAATAATAGCCGGCAGTCCGCTGTGGATTTTACGAATATTTTTATACTGAGGGGCGCTTTCCCAAAATGATGTTTTACTGCCATACTCCTGAACCTGTTTAAAAAATTGTGACAGCTCGTTTGAATCACCTCTGTACCAAATCTTGGCTTTTGCAACTTCGGCTTGAAAAGTGCTGACTTCCATGAGAGTAAAAGATTGATCGCTTGCCGGAACAATATTCAGCCAGTTTTGCAGCATTGTTTTCACCTTCTCCCCGATATTAATTTTTCTCAAACGAAACACTTCCAATCATAGTTTTATACGGCAGCCAAGCATACTGACAGGCATTAATGCAATGGTCGTTGCCGTCCTCGGGTGCGTATTTATCCTCTTGCCAACTGTAAATATTCATCTCGGAAATATAGTTTTTACACGTGTTCAAAACAAGAAAATCACCCGAAGCAAGCCAAGCCGCCTGCAAATGAATTCTGTCAATAATCTGTGTTTTCTTAAAAGCCTTGATAAAATTATAAATGCAGCCGGAAAGGCGCTTGTATTTATTACACTCTGTAATAGTTGCGCTGTCGGCGCTGTCAATATAAACATCTCTTGCAAAGCCCCAAATGCGGCGGTTTTTCTCCAAAAATTCAACATATATTTTCGGGATATCGGACGGTGAAAGCGGTATTTTTAAATTGGCATTGTTATATACAAGCTCATCCAAAGCAACGCATTTTCTGTCCGCTGTTATACCGACAAATATAAATGCCATTGTGTCGGGAGTGCTTTCTGAATACGAAGTGTCAAGCCCTGCCGTAAAACGCTCGAATTTAAACGTTTTAGCCTGTTCAAGAGTGATAATATTTTTATTTTCGAGATTAAATACAAGTCCAGTCGCACGTCCTCTTAAACCTAAAATTTTATTTTTATAAAGCTTAGTTCCTTTAGGCGCAGACTGCTTTTTTCGATCGATGTCCTCAGCCGTAAGCGATAGATTATCCGCAAAAGAAAAGAACCAATACCGCCAATTTGGTACAGGTTCTTCGCAAAGCTCCGACATAATTTCATTCGGAACATCATTAGCATATTTCTTGTAAGGACGTGAACGGTTAACAAATTCTTTATAAACAGGCAAGCTCGGATCATCAGGGTTAAGCGTAGCCATAAGGTAGTTATTACGAGTGGAAATCTCACGCACAAAATCAATATCCGCTGTGTTGATCTCGTCAATATACACGCAGCCAAACTGCGATCCGAGGACATTCTGCCATTTGTTTTTATTGTCATAACCAAGAACATATATAATTTTGCCCTCAAATTTAATATGAGGTAATTTGTTGTCTTTATCGCCGTTGCCGTAATATTTTGCGTTAAGGTGCAGATCGAGAATTCCGTTGTCCTGCTGAATTATATTCTTTTCTGCAGTGCCGGTTGTCTTGCTTGCGATTATATGAAGCTTTTTAGGAGAAGCAGACACCATTCGCATGAATTTTATTCCTGCGCCAACCGTTGTTTTTCCTGAAGCTGTTGTACCCTCGAGAAAATCGGCGGTAACATTTTTCGTTGAATTTATGAAATCTATGTATTTGGGTGAAAGCGGAAATCTATTCGTCAAGTCCCTCACCGCCTACTTGATCAAGAACATCAGAAAGCTTTTCCGAACGTATTTCTCCATCAACTTCAACTCTTTCTTTGAACATACCAAACCTTTTACCGAGCAATTCGGCAGCTTTGAGCTTGTCTTTTTCAGAAGGTTTTTTATGGACCTTTTCAATTTTCTGAGAACCTTTGCCGACACTCTTTAATACTATTTCTTCGCTTTCGGATGTACCGCGCATTACGGAGGTAAGATACTCCATAATTTCCTGAGTATCAGCGGTACGTTCATTTTTAAGAGTTTCAAGTTTTTCCTCAATATACGCTTTGACTTCGCTTTTTTTCGTTAATTTCTGCCCTATTGTATAAGCGGTTTTTTCGGAATATCCTGCCCTTATTGCCGCCTGCGTAGCGTTCAAGTCAATGAGGTACTCCTCACAGAAACGCTTTTGTTTTTCGTTCAATTTCGGCATTACCTCACCTCTTTTTTTTAATACATGAAGATAGTTGTTTTTTGTCTTACTTTTATTACCCGACCGATAGTTATTTTAATGCGTCAGTTTTTGACAAACTTTTTCTTAGCATTGGTTAGACTGACAAAAGTACCTTTTCAAAATGGAGTTCGGTAAAATGAACAATAAATGACTTCAAAAGTAACCTCAAAGTCCTATTTTTCTTTTGGTGTTGACTTAAAATTCAACTATTCATTGTGCATGATGACGAACGGGTTTCTGAATTTTGGCTTTTGTCGGTCATACCAGCATTGGGTACTATATTAAAATAATTACTTTTTTCTACAGCGCAAAGCCGCACTACCTGACCTATAGTGCGGCTTTGTGATATGCGATAAAAAATCTAAAAATGTAAACAGAGTTGCGGAGATCGGACTCGAACCGACAGCCTTTAGGGTATGAACCTAACGAGCTTCCATTGCTCTACTCCGCTATGTATGGCAAGCCGATATTTCAGCCTGCCAAAAGGAGAAAAAAGTATATGAACGATACAGAAAAATCGTAATGCTCAAATAATGTAACAAGCGTGTGGCGGAGTGGGATTTTCGGAGTGCGATCAAAAGTCCTTTGCTCCGCCCAAACTTTTACTACTATTATTCTAACACATTTATGACTGCACTTGTATGAAATTAACTGCGGTTTTTGTTAACAATTTATGAACAGTTAAATACTTTTCTGAATTCCTGTAATGCGTTACCATGAATTGTATATGTTTGTCGTTCCGATTTTCTAAGTTTTTCAGCTACTCTTTCCCAACTATCGTAATTGAGTAAATAATAGTATCTTAAAACATCTGAATAAAGCGGATTATCAATTAGCTTTATCAATTCCCGACATCTCCACCACTCAGTTTGGACTTCTTGTCGTTCCTTTAATATTTCCTCTTCTCTCAAAATCAAATCATCAAGACTGTTTTGATATGTAGCAGATTTTTTCACTTTATCTGACACTACAATACTTGTAAGTCCGTATTTTTGAGAACGAATTTCTTCAAGCTCACAATTCAACGCAACTATTTTTTTCGCAGTGTTTTTTATTTCCCACAAATATTGCTTTGCAGTCAATCTACAACCCCTCTTTCTCCCTGATAGCTCTTGCTTTTTCTTCAAGCTCAACCGCAAAAGCCAGACACTCGATTCTTTGAGAATAAAGCAATGAAAGCAATTTTTCAAGATTTGTGCGTTCAATGTTCCCAAGCTTTTTCCCGCTTTTCGCTTCTGCTTTACGAATACGACGTTCAACTGTGTCTAATTCTTGGCGATACTCATTCGCCCATTCTGTGTAATCGTCCGCTGTCACTTTATCACCTCTTTCATAAATCGCCTGATTTTCGCTTGTATGACGGTTTTGCTTTGAAAGGTATAGTTTTATACCCGATTGTGTTTCCGTGCAATTTAAAGCCATTTCCGTTGAAGTTAGAGGGGTTTAAATATAACCGTCCCTCATTGCCCTGTAATAACCGTAACTAAGCGGTTGGTCATGAGTACGGTTGTATTCCTCGTTTTCCAGCACAAACAAACCAAGCTTATCAAGACTTTTAAAACGTGCTAAACTTATGTGATACCTTTTGGCAATTTCCTTTTCGACTGCACTCGGACTTTTAGCCTGCTTTTCTTTTTCTGCTTCTCGACAGTTCATACAAATGTAATTAGCATTTTTGCTGCTAATTGGCTTTCCGCACACTTTACAATTCTGTTTATATCCTTTCATTAGGTTAACTTGACGACAATCATCACAAAACTTACGAGTTGAACTTCTTGCAATAAATTTTACGCCGCACACCTCACAACGAACTATTCTGCTCATTTTCTTACCTCTCTAAACTGCTGAAAATCGCTTGAAATTCGTTCTTTTGTTTCAGAGTGCAATTTATCAAACTCTTGTATTTTTTTCGCTTGTGCGGCATTCTCGTTGATTTGAGAGGTGTTTCTGCAGTATCGAATGTTCCAAGCTTTTATTGCTGCGTTCTCGCTTGTATACCGAGTCCCACCTATCACACCATATGCTTTTGCCCTCGCAATCCCCATCAAGCAAGTTATACTGCATTGCGTTTGCACCCAATATTCTTTTCGTGACATCTCAGTCCATTCACCGTTTACATAATCTCGGACTTCCTGTCCGTATAAGTTTGGTATCTTCCCACAAAAGGGGCACGGCTTCAACTTAACTTTACTCATTGCTATCATCCTTTCCGACCTGAAGCGCAGCCATAAACAGCACGCCAAAAACCACTCCAAGGGTTACTCCAAAAATTAAACCTAATGTAAACGCTTTAATCATTGCTATCACTCCAATCTATCGCTTGACCGCACCATTTGCAAAATTTATAGCCACTGTGCAAAGAACCTTTATTTGTTAGTTGCTTGTTGCAATTAGAGCATCTAACAGTAGATGTGGTTATTATCACTTTCTTCGGTATCTGCTTTTCAAGTGCTTTAATAGTAAAATCAAGCGCTTTTTCCTGCGTTCTTTTCACTCCGGCGCTCAGGTCTTCTGTGTCAATCACAATGCACTTTAAAACGTTAACTGCTTCTTCAATCGTCATTTTCTCACCCTCTTAAATCTCTTTCAGCAATTCGGGGTTGTCGTGAATGTTGCCTATCACAATAATTTCATCGCTTTCGGTAAACAGAAAATAGCCTTCACCATCTTCATACACATAACGACCGTCTTCAAATCCAACCTTAAAAGTGCCTATTCTCTCTTTTGCTACGCCCCCGTAATTGGGATTGTATGCAACGTCTATAATATCCCCCTCAAAAACCCTCGTGCCGTTCTTGTCGGTTAATCCTGTGTATTCGCCGACTGTTTCGGGAACAACATATCCGCCATTTTTGCCTACTGATTCGCTGTAAATTTCTGTTTCGTCATCACAATGCAGTAAATCGCCGTAAGCCCACTCACCGTTATCAACACGCTTACCTCTAAACAAAATCTCTCTTTCACTCATTTTCGTTGTCCTCCAATTTATCCAAATCTCCGCTTAAATACAACTGCATTGCTTCAAACACGATACAATTTGCGATCGTGCCTAAATCCTCAAGCGGAATATGATGTGATTTTCTGTACTGTTCTTGACCGCCTGTTCTCTGTATCATCATCTGTCTAAGCATATCAAGGTGTTTTTTCAGAGCAGGAATGTTTGATTTTCCATTGCCAAATTTTAAAAAGTTCAACATAAAATCTAATTGTCCATTATCTGATTCTTCGATAGTGTGTTTAGCCATTCTTCAGATTCTCCAACGCTTTCTCGGCTTCTTCCTCATTTTTTACATCTCCTTTTGCCTGCCGAAAAAATTTTATTTTCTTCGTCATTCTTTCTTCAAAGCCGCCTTCGCCGAGGAGCTTTTCAATAAGCTTGACAGCGTACATAAGCATATCCGCCTCGCTTTGTGCTTTGTACATTGCAGTTTCAAGCTCCTGACCTCTTATGCGGTTATCGTGCAGTTCGCCATACCAAGCATAAGCCTGATTAGCCGTTGATTTTTCTTTGCTGTACTGTGTCCTTAGTTCTTCTTGCTTTGCTTGACATATTCCTACACTCCAGCCTTTATGCCGGTTCATATATCCCAGCTTTGACAGTCTTGAAAAATATTTATACTCCTCGGGTGGGAAGTTATCATAATCAAGAACTCCGTCTATCGC